GATGTTGCGGCAATGAAGATTTAAAAACTTGGTTATCCATGCCACATTCGCCTGTGGCAAATGCTTTGTTCTCTGAACCAAACCATAATAGATATCCATTGGATTTAAATTACTGTTCTGAATGTGGTCATCTACAATTAGCAGGTGCACCCGACCCCGACGGAGTATTTGAAACATACAAATATAAATCGGGTGTGTCTAAATCTTTTAGAAACCACTTTAAAAAATATGCGTTTGATGTAACCAACCTTGTAGGATATGGCAAAAACTCTAAATTACTAGAGATAGGTAGCAATGATGGATTCTTGTTAGAAGAATTTAAAAATATGCACTTCGAAGTAATGGGAGTTGAACCATCTGAGTTTTTAAGAGAAGAACATAACAAACGAGGAGTACCTGTTGTTACAGATTTCTTTGGCGTAAACTTAGTTAAAAAGTATGCCTGGGAAAATATGTATGACGTGGTATGTGCTAACAATGTACTTGCTCACATTCCCGACACCTTGGATGTAGTTAACGGCATTGCCCTTGCTCTAAGACCAGGTGGCGCTTTAGTCGTAGAGTGTGGTGATCAATCAGGTATTGTATCTGGAGAATATCTAGACAACGTATACCATGAGCATATCGATTACTACACACCTTACTCCTTTAGTAAATTATTGGAAAGAGCTGGTTTAGTTGTAGATGAAGTTCTTAGTGTTCCTACACACGGCATAAGTTTTAGAATTGTTGCAAGAAAACGATTTGATACGAATGGTCTAAAATTTAATCCATTAGATATGACAGAAAAATTAGAAACTGTCATAGACCATATTGCTAAACGAGAAACAAGAATCAAATCTATGTTAGATGGTCGTCCTTTTATTGCATATGGTGCAGCAGCCAAAGCAGTAACATCTTTATATACATTAAATCTTGTAGACGAGAAACTAGTTTCAGTTGTAGATGATAATGAGTTAAAACAGGGATATTATTTCCCAGGAACTGATATCTTAATTGGCAGCCCCGATAGTATGGATAAAGATGCGCTTGTTTTAATTACGGCATGGAATGTGTTTGACGATATCAAGAAGAAACTTGTAGACAGAGGACATCGAGGAGAGATACTCTGTATTCAATAATTTATGGAACCGGCAAATGGGCAAGACTATTAGGCGATAAACTTAAATCGAATAATAGTCATCCCGTTTATATAGGCAGCGACGAATCCTTGGCAAATTACACCAGAGATAATACACCGTATACTATTACAGGGTATCCGGTGTATATTGCCTCATCGACCTCTTCACATCTATCGGATTTAGAACATTGTTTAGATATCCTCGCACCTAAAATAATTTTTATAGAAAAAGGGTTTGAGAATAATGAACAAAAACGAAAAGCCAAAGAATTAGTTAATAAAAAAAAGATACCTACCTATATTTTAAGTCAATATAGATTTTCTACGGTGTTAGAATACTTTAAATTGACTGCAGAATATCCCACTAGTATATCCTATCGATGGAGTATAGATAAGGGTGAGGCATCAGAATGGGGACATCATATAAATTCTATAGATAAGTATATAAAAAATACAGCAAATGACTTTTATATAGAAGACTGGGAAAGTTGTACTATAGATAAAATTTCTAGTTATGATATACACAAAGGCGTGTCTAGAAGGTTATATATAGATATAGAAACAGATAAAAATAACATTACAATTAGTTTAGGAAAAACAAATTCTATTCTAATTAAAAGTAAAGACGGAAAGTTTATCGGAGACCTGCATTATAATGATGAGGATTGTTTAGATAAACAAATTACGGAAATTATTAATAAATCATATAAGAAATTGGAAAGGTTGTGAAATGAAAATTTTAATTTTAGGATCGGATGGCTTTATTGGATATCATCTAAGCGAATCTATTTTAAAGGATCCGAGATTTGCTAATGCTGAGATTGTCGGTGTAGATTTGTATAACAATCGTACACATATGTTGCCGCAAGATAATAGATTGAAATTTTATCAATTTAATATCTTAAATGATACTACGACAGTAGATAAACTAATTGAAGAATGTGATGTGATATTGCCGTTTGTTGCTATCGCTACACCTAAGCTATATGTAGAACAACCATTGCGAGTATTTGAATTAGATTTTGAATCTAATCTTCGAGTGATTAAATTGGCACACAAACTAGGTAAGCGGGTAATCTTTCCTTCAACATCTGAAGTATATGGCAAGGGCGAGGCGCCATTTGATGAAGATACAACTGATCTAGTATATGGCCCAATTAAATATTCTCGATGGATTTATGCTTGCTCAAAACAATTATTGGATCGAGTAATTTTTGCAATGGATCAAAAAGAAAAATTTAGATTTACTTTGTTCAGACCCTTTAATTGGGTAGGTCCATACTTAGATACATTAGAAGGATCTAAAACTGGTTCTGCAAGATTGATTACTCAATTAATTGGAGATATTTTATACAAAGGCGAACTGACACTTGTAGATGGCGGAGAACAAAAGCGTTGTTTTACAGATGTTCGCGACGGCGTAGCTGCATTAAAAGAAATTCTTTTGAATGAAGATAAATCTAATGGCAAAATTTTTAACATAGGCAATCCTTTTGGAAATTTATCAATCAAACAAGTTTCAGAGTTGTTAGTTGAAAAAATGAAAACACGTAATCTTGTAACTAATGTGGACATTAAGATTAAGTCCAGCGGCGAATTCTACGGTGGAGGTTATCAGGATGTATCTAGCAGAGTTCCTAGTATACATAATATTGGTTATAATTTGGCCTGGGCTCCTCATTATACTTTTTCAGAATCTTTAGATAATATTTTAGATTCTCTTCCAAATACCGTAAAATAATACATTGTAATATATAATGTATCAGGAGTAATTAATGCCAATGTACGATTTAAAGTGTTCTCAATGCTCTACAGTATTTGAGGTCTTTTGCAAATATGACGATAAAGACAAACAAGAATGCCCATCCTGCAAATCTACAAACCACGAATCCCATCATAGTACTATGCAAATAGGAGACCCTGTGCGCTTGGGGGTACGAACTATTGACAATGGGTTTCGAGAAGTGTTATCTAGGATTGGTGCTGCCAATGGTAGGCAAGCCAATCTTACAGATAAATTGAGCCGACGCTAAAATAGATGATAATTTTTATTTCTCAATTCGAGGAGGATATTACCTAACAAGGTTGTCCTCCTATCGTTCCATTTAACGAGGGCATTCATGGCAAGAACTAAAACAAATCTTCAAACTCAATCTATTCAAAAACCTCAACTTACTATTGCTAATAATAAGTTGAAATTAAGATTAGATGACATGAAAACAATACAACCATTAACTGAAAATCAGAAAGGATTCTTTGACGCATACGACGAATCACAGATAATGTTATTACATGGTATTGCAGGAACAGGAAAAACATATATTGCATTATACCATGCCTTGGAAGAAGTTTTAGACAAATCAAGTAATTTTAATAAAGTTGTCATTGTAAGATCTGCGGTGCCCAGCAGAGATATAGGACATTTACCGGGAGACGAGAAAGAAAAGACAGAAGTTTATACAGAACCGTACATAGAAATTTGCGCAGACTTATTTGAGAGACCTGACGCATACCAAAGATTGTCAGAACAAAAAGCTGTTCAATTTTTAATAACATCTTTTGTACGAGGTATTACATTAAGTAATTCTATTATTATTGTAGATGAATGTCAGAATATGACAGACATGGAACTAAATTCAATAATGACAAGAGTCGGCGATAGGTCTAAAATCATATTCTGTGGTGATTTTAGACAAACAGACTTGTACAAAAAACATGATATGTCGGGTCTGAAAAAATTTATGGTCATAGCAGATATGATGCCAAATTTTAAAACATTTGAATTTGGTGTAGACGACATTGTTAGATCCGCTATAGTGAAGGAATATATATTAGCACGGTTGAAATATGAAACCATGTACGAATAATAACTATAGGGGAAAAATATGCAATTAACAGAAAAACAAGTATCAAGCTGCGTTTCGCAGAACAAAAATGTTCCGGCGCTAACAGCTGCACTAAATAAAGTATTGGAAAAATATGAAATCAACACCAAAGAACGGGTCGCAGGTTTCTTAGCACAATGCGGACACGAGTCTGCAGGATTTACTGTATTACAAGAAAATTTAAATTACGGAGCAAAAGGTCTTCGAGGTGTATTTGGTAAATACTTCCCCGATGATGCTACAGCCGCAAAGTATGAACGCAAACCAGAAATGATTGCTAACAGAGTTTACGGCGGCAGAATGGGTAACGGACCTGAAGCATCGGGCGACGGATATAAGTATCGTGGACGTGGTGCTATTCAATTAACAGGCCACGATAACTATGCCGCATTTGCAAAAGCAATTGGCAAGGATATGGATGAGACCATTAAGTATTTAGAAACAATAGATGGTGCCATTGAATCTGCTTGCTGGTTCTGGAAAAAGAATGGTCTTAATGAAATTGCTGATAAAAAGGATATATTGGCAATGACAAAAAGGATCAACGGTGGTACAATAGGTCTTGAAGACAGAACAAAACACTGGAACCACAATTTAGAAGTTTTATAAACAAAGGATATATTATGAACATTATGAATATGGATGTGAATACTTTTATCGACGCATGCGATCAAAAGCCTTCATTGGAAAACATTAGTCTTTATCGAAATCTCATTGTCGAAGAATTTTGGGAATTCAAAACAGGAGACGATAAGAATGATGACATTGAAAGGCTTGACGCATGTATGGATATGATCTGGGTTATTCTAGGTTATTGTCGAATGAAAGGTTTTGATGTAGATGGCGCGTGGGAAGAAGTTGCCCGCAGCAATCTAGCAAAAATTGATAGTACAACAGGTAAAGTTGTAAAAAACAGTGCAGGTAAAGTTATGAAGCCAGAAGGTTGGACACCGCCAGACTTAACAAAGTTTGTTTGATGTTTAATCATATACATCTAGAGCTACCAAAGCTCAAGCGGGTCACATCTGACGATGGTACTCGAGTTTATGAAACACCGACGGGTAAAAAATATCCGTCGGTTACTACTGTGACTGGTTTACTTAAAAAACGAGCAATTTTAGAATGGCGCAAAAAAGTAGGTGACGAAGAAGCAAATAGAATAGCTAGTACTGCTGCAAGACGTGGTACCAGGTTACATACATTATGCGAAAAACATTTACTAAATGAAAATGTTTCAGTAAATATGTTTGACCAGGAAATGTGGAATAGCGTAAAGCCGCATCTATCCGATATCAATAATATCTACGCATTGGAATCTTCTTTATACTCTAACCATCTTGAGGTAGCAGGTACTGTAGATTGCATTGCAGAATACAAAGGTAAACTATCAGTTATCGATTTTAAAACATCTCGGCGAGTAAAAACTAGAGATGATATTCATGATTACTTTATTCAATGTTCTGCGTATGCCGTAGCCTTTGAAGAAATGACAGGTAACCCTGTTTCTAGATTAGTTGTTATTATGGGTGTAGATAATGAACAACCATTAATATTCCAGGAACGGCGTGATGATTGGGTTTCTGAATTCAAAAAATTACGTGCGGAATATAAAAGAATAAAAGGTATATGAATAACTATTAGATAGATTAAATATTAAAAAGATATTATAATTAGTAATGGACAAGAAAAAAGAAATAGAAATATTAATTAAAACATTATCTTCAAACTCTTATATTATTAATTTTTTTGATAGGGTTATCACTGAAGATGTTTTATTAAAAAATTTATTTAAGATTGAGCAATCTGCTAAGATAACAGAGAATAAAATTCTATCCGACAGATTTGTACTACAATTTAATAAGACTAATGGTATTACATTAAAAGGAATACTAGATTTTTTTGAATATTATAATTTTCCAGTTGATAGAATCTCTGTAGCAAACGAATATTTTAATCGTATAGACTGTGATGTTATAATATTTGGTATAGAAGCGGATAATGAAAAAATTAGATGCAAACTTTATTTTGAATATTTTAATAAAAGTAAAATTTTAGGAATAAAATGGAATGATAGTAAATCTACAATTACGCATTACAATCAATTATCTGAAATTTCTTATAGTGACCTGGTAAAAAAATCTAATTTTAATATTGTACCAAAATTTATATTAGATAAAAGATCTGATATTATCGGTGTATACGACATTACTGAGGAACATAATGAAAAGAATGCTTTTGACATTATGTTTGACAACGGATCGATGTATTTAAAAGATTTGTCTAATGATGTACTAAGTATAACAAAAATAGATGTTAATTGTTTGTCTCATTTAAAATGGTTTAATCTAAGGCATTTTACTGGAGGAATAGAAAATAATAATAAATACTTTAATATATATTTTGTTGTGTATTGGAAAAGATAATATTGCTGTATGAAGCAAAGAGAAAAGTGTTCTGGACGGGGGTGCGAATCCCCCCAGGTCCACCAGAAGATATATTGTGATATGAACGCCAGTGGTGAGCGTCGGCCCTAACCGGGTGGAATAGCAGGTTCGAATCCTGTCCATATCAGGAATGACGATTCCAAGCAGTATATCTCCTAATGGGCCTGCATAGTTTCGACAGGGCAAAGAGTAACAGAGTGGACAGCACGGGAATGTGAAACCCGTAGGATTGAGGTAACTTTAGTCGCTATACCCATAGTGTAGAAAGACGAAGCTCGGTCGCAGAAGCAAAAAACGTAAACGCAAACGACGAACAGTTCGCATTGGCAGCCTAAACACTGCCTAGGGTTTCGGTTGGTTTCCTCGTAACAGAATAACCAACCTAATAAATATAAAATAACTATTAAAGTAAAAAAATGCCAATTCCCGCATCAGGTCCAATATTTTTAGGTCACGAACTTAAGGATGCAAACTATCCGAATAGTTCTATATCTAATTATACCAGAAATACTACTGCATCAGAATCTAGATTAGTTACCGCCACAGGCGATACCACAAATCCAAATCCATATGGTGGACTAGCGGTAGGAATAAATGATGACGATATTCGACGTTTGGCTGGTCCTAGTTTTGTAAATTCTGGCACTACAATAAGTTTTTTAGATTTTAGAGGAAAAGATTCCGTAAAGACTATATCGTATGAACCAACGTCAATCGTATATTTGTACAACATAAACTTAAGACAATACGGAATAGATAATGGATGGGATCAATATTCCACTTTAAAAGTTAAATTTAATCAAAATGTATACATACTATCTACAAATCGCGCAAATCCGGCAATATCAGTTAGAGGTAGTTTTCCAAAAGGCGTGATGCTTGATATTGGCGGAAAAGTAATAGGAAAAGGTGGCCGAGGTTCATCCAA